GAACTGGTGAGATGGGAAGGGCCGCTCTGGTGCCAGCCGTGTATCACGTATGCCGATACCGAGCTGGCAGAGGCCGCCTCGCGTGCGAGGAAGGCGCAGGAGCCGTTTGTGGAGAGGGAGTAAGGGGTAGATAGCAGAACGCCCCTTGCGGGGCGTTGTAGGGGGTTTTACGCTGCTTTTTCGAACCATGCCTGTTTGCTCATCGGCTTGTCGTCGCAGCGCTTGCAGATCGTGAGGTACGTTTGATACTGAAGTTCGACGTACCCTTCGTACGTGCCCTTGTAGCCGTTGCGACGTGCGTAAGCGTGTTGCGATGCGAATTTCGAGTACATGGTGTTTCTCCTTCGTGTTGTGTTATCCAGTGACTCCACTATAGCAATTGCAAAACGGAATGGCAAGCCTGAACTGGAAAATTTCTCCAGTTCGAGGGTTTGTCCTAGTGGATGGGCGCGAAGCCGATTGTGTTGAGTTCAGGGTTGGCGAGGAGAAAGGAATCGCGGTCAGGGAATCCGGCTTCCGCTGCCAGCGCATCGGCGCACATCTCCAGCGTAGGCAGGCCAGCACAGTCGATGAAGCCGATCATCTCGTCACCGGGGATCAGGATGGCGTAGCGGGTCATTTCGACTCCAGAACGATGGCCTGCGGTTTCAGATAGTCCAAGCTGGCGGTGTGCTTCACCAGCAACTCCACCTGAGCCCGCAGATGAGCAAGCTCCAGGTCGGATCGCTCCCGTGCTGCGCGGTAGCCCGCTTCATAGCCACGGTTGAAGCCGTATTCGTAGTCCGCGCTCATGTCAGCACCACACCACGTGGCGGAAGTCGACAGTACGACGGATGAGCCAGTGCCGGCGCATTTCAGGCGCTTCCATGTCGGGGCAGGCAACTTCCATGTAGGCGTTGGCGAGCAGGATGAGGACGGTGTGAAGGGTTGAGAGTTTCATGACGGTCTCCTTACCAGAGTTTCGTGATGCTGCGGATGGTGCCGTGCACGTTGCCTTCCAGTTCCAGCCATGCGATCAGCTTCTCCTGCGCTGCGTCGCGCGAATCCGCGTCTTCGACAAAGCGTGCAGCGCGACCGTTGACCTCAATGACGATTTCGTAAGCGAACATTTTGTCTCTCCGTTGTTGATGACTTCACTATAGCAGTTGCAAAACGAAATGCAAGAAAAACAAATGCAACTGCCGCAGTTACGCATTATGGACGCGCGAGCGGGGGCGCCAAGTCTTGGTTAGTGAGTACTAACTTCGAATCGCGATTTGCGATTTGGTGGCGAAATGACCTCCTTTGCGCGTCCCGAAAATATCGATGGTCGGCGCTCGGCGGATTTTCCGGAACGAGAATCGTTATCACCTGATAATGGTTGCCCAGGCCAGCAAATCGCGGTCTGATAACGCGTCTGTGCATTTGCACTTTCAGAAAAGCCAATAGAATCAACGACTTACGATTTAGTTAAGCGAACGTTTAATTTGACATAATGAGCACTAACGATGTAGCGGGTGATTCCCATTCTCATGAAACCGATTCCAATTAGGGTTTACCCTTAGGTTTAGGCTGATATATCAGGAGAACGAGAATCATTCTCAAACTCTGGGACCCGGCGGCCCTCCTGCCGGACGGGTGGGTAAATTTGCAGACCCTCTTCCCAAACCGCGAACCGAAAAAACATTCCGTAAACCTTTTGTAAGGATAGGCATGCCATAATCGCGCGAAACCCCCAGGAGGGAATATGGCAAACGGATACGTGAAGAGCGTCGCGCAGGACCCGGTACAGATCGTGTTCCCGCTGGCCGCGACATTGAACCGCATTGGCGGGCATAGCCGGGTGGCGGTGTACGGGCATCATCCGAGCCCCGTGGTCGCGGGCAACGACGTGTGGGAAGGCGCGAGCGTGTACCCGTTCCAGGCGGCGGCGGTGACGCTGGAGATTCTCTCAGCGAGTGCGAACGACACGGCAGCAGGCACGGGCGCCCGGACGTTCACGCTGACGGGACTGGACGCGAACTACAACTCACAGACGGAAGTGCTGACGATGGTGGGTGTGACGCCCGTACAGACCACGAAACAGTATCTGCGCGTGAACAGCCTTGTGCTGGCCAGTGGCGGGAGCGGTCAGACGAACGCGGGGGACGTGACCTTGCGCGTGACGGGCGCGGGCGCCACGCAGGCCATCGCGCGCGCCGGGTACGGGTACGCGAAGCAGGCTATCTACACGGTGCCGGCGGGGTTCACGCTGCTGGTAACGGATCTGTTGCTGGAGTGCGGCGGCACGGGTGCGGCGAGTGATATCGTGTTCAGCTTCACGCGGATCAATGCGGTGGCGAACACGATAGTGACGACCAGCGAATACATCGCGGGGCCGTTGTTCCCGGTTCAGCGCAGTGTGATCGTAGGGGCGCTGGTGGCAGAGAAGACGACAGTCACGAGCCGGATCAAGGCGGTAACGGGCACGGTGGACGGATTCAGCGCGTTCGAGGGGATTCTGATCGACAACGTGGATCTCCAGTGACAGGACTCACAAGCGCGGCCACGCTGCGCGTCATCTCGGAAGACCGGGCGCTCGCAAGCGCGATGCTCTTCCCGCACCGGCATCCGCAGGCCAGTCCTCCGTTCCACGTGCGGATCATGGACGCGTGGCGAAGTGCAGACGAGCTGGTACTGATCGAGGCGTTCCGGAGCGCTGCGAAGTCCACCCTCTCGGAAGAGCATCTGCTGATGGAGGCATGCTTCGCCAACTTCAACTACTGTCTCATCATCGGCGAGACGTACACGAAGGCGTGCCAGCGGCTGGAGGCGATCAAGAACGAAGCCGCGAAGAACATGAAGCTGCTGACGCTCTTCGGGAAACTGACGGGGCATCGCGGGCGCCTGTGGAACGAGCACCAGTTCGAGCTGCCGAACGGCGTCCTGCTGGAGGCGCACGGGTGGGAGGAGGAGCTACGGGGCTTCAAGTGGCACGACTGGCGCCCGGATAGAGCGTACCTGGACGACATCGAGAACGAAACGATGGTGAAGGACAAGGCGGCAGTGGACGCCACCTTGCGCAAGCTGTATCTCCAGCTGATCCCCGCAATGGACAAGGAGAAGCGCAAGGTGCGGGTCACACAGACCCCGCTGGCGGAAGACTGCCTTGTGTCGCGGCTGCGCGCGGACGACCAGTGGACGACGTTACGCTTTCCGATCTGCAACGGGGATATCGATGACCCGACGACGGAGGCGCTCTGGCCGGAACGCTTCCCGATGGACTGGATCCGGAAGGAGCGCGACCGGTACGAGAAGGCAGGGCAGCTCCGGGGATTTTTGCAGGAACTGATGCTGATGGCGATCGGCAGTCAGGATAAACCTTTTGAAAGTGAGCATATCCGTGAAATCGCACTGGACCCCGCCCCATGGCTTCCTAAAACGCTTGTGGTCGATCCTGCTCGCACCGCAAGTGTTACTTCCTCTGATCGCACTGGCCGTGTTGTGCTCTCTCGTCTCGGAACCCGTATCTACGTGCACGCAAGTTCCGGCGAGTACTGGAAGCCGGATGAAATAATCCGGGATGCGTTCGACACGTCGCGCCGGTTTGATGACGCGAACGTCGCGATTGAAAAGAACTCGCTTGACGAGTGGTTGCTCCAGCCAATGCGCGCGGAGATGTTGCGGCGCGGGGTCAGCCTGCCGCTGAAGGCGATCCAGGCCCCGCAGGACCGGTCGAAAGAACAGTTCATCATGGGCCTCCAGCCGTTCTTCGAAGCCGGGGACGTGGTACTGGTAGGCGGACGCGGGCAGCACGCGCAGCTGGTCGCGGAAATACTGAACTTCCCTTCCGGCAAGCGCGACATCCTTAACGCGCTGGCGTACGCGCAGCGTGTGTTCTCAGGAGTTCCTGTTTATGAAGACTTCGGCAGCTACAACATCATCGACGGCTATGAACCTACTGCCCGCGATGCAATGGCGCTCTGCTTCAACGCGAACGGGGCGGAGACTACGGCGGTGCTTGTTTCTGTTGAAGGTGAGCGCCTCGCCGTGGTTGCCGACTGGATTTCGCCAGTCGTGCCAGCACAGGCTGTACCGGACGTGCTGCAACTTGTACGCGCAGCTTTCCCGCGAGCAAGACTGACCTGCTGGATTCCGGGCGACGTGGCGGACCAGGCGGACCGCATGCCGCTGATGACCGCCTTGCGTACAGCGAAGATGAACCCGATGCGCGGAGCGTATCCGAGCATGGCGCGCGGTGCACTGTCGCCCATGATCCGCACGGAGATGAAGGGCAAGCGCCTGTTGCTGGTCGATAGCAACGCGCGGCAGACGTTGAACGCTCTCGCCGGCGGCTACTGCTATCCCGTCAGCAAGACGGGGCAACTCGCGGCGGAGCCTGAGCGCGGCGCGCACCGCACATTGCTGGAGGGGCTGGAGTCGGCAGTATTTGTGCTAACATCGCGTCAAAACACCTTGCCGGAAGACCTGTCTTCTGCTACTAATCCGCAGGGTGCAACCTATTTCACTTCACTCCCCCGGAGATGAATCATGGCAATTTCCCGTACGATCACCCCGAAAGCCCCTTCGCAAAACCCGGTTTCGTTCTACAAGGGCCAGCAGCAAGGCGGCGCGCAGGGCAAGCCCGAGAAGGTTGGTGAAAAGCTACAGGGCGGACCGATGCGCGAGCAGATGCGCCGCAAGGGTCTGTGATGGAAGGCAAGAAAGGCCGTATGTCGCGTGTGTATACCGCGCCGGGCAAGAAGGCCACGCCCGAACAGGTGAAGAAAGGCGGTAGGGCGACCGATCCGGCCAAAGGCAAGAGCGAGCCGAAAACGCCGCGCATGGGCGGCTGATCGTGGGCTATCGCGACCACCACAAGAGCGAAGGCAGCCAGGGCCGGGAGCGCGATACGCGCAAGACACCCGGCAAGGGCGCAAAACTCCCGCCGATGGGCGCGAAGCGCAAGATTGCACCTAAGAAGAGGCCAGCATGAAAGTGTCGAAAAAGGATCGCGCCGGCAACAACGGGCGCAACTGGTCGGAATCCGTCGAACTGCGCCACGGTGTGCCGTG